TTGGTCTAAAGAAGATCAAGAAACATATCAAAAAGAAATGAATAAATTAAAAGGCACTGAGAATGTTAATTATTCTTTTTATGCTGGTAATGAGGGAACAATAAATTTATCATTTAACGAAAATTTTAAAGACACACTTGCTACAAATCCTGGATTACCACCTACTTTAAGATTTTTAGTAGCTGCTGGTAGAACTATACAACAAAATGCTACAACCGATTATGGCACAGGCAAATATGGTGGTGCTGGTACTGATGGCAGTAGTATGTATGCTGTTGATGGTGGCGGTTGGTTAGGTAGAATTTTTAATGCTGATGGTAGTGTTAATGAAAATATATCTGAAAGCGAAGCAGAGGCTATTTACAATGAAGTGCAAAACCAATTACCTTTTATGATTGGTGGTACACAACCAAAAGACTCAATGGTCAATCAATACTTTGCAAACACTTCTAACAATCTTGGTATTTCAAATAATTTTATGGCTAGCTACGATCAAGCAAAAGCCGACTTAGCTAAAACATTAAACATGACATCTAATGCAAGTCAGTTTGGCTACAATGCTAATATGTCAGCAAGCAATATCTATTACAACTATCTTAAAGAACAAGGACTATTATAATGGCAGACTCACCTTTTAAAGGTTTATTATATTCACCAGAAGTATTAGGTGGTATTGGTTTATTAACTGCTGGACTATCAGGTCAAAATCCTGGTGCAGCTCTACCAATGCTTACACAAGGCATGAAAACAGCTGCAATGTTTAATGCTATGGAAAAGGAAGAAGAAAAAAAGAAATTAATTAAAGAATATGAGTCACAAGTACCAGAAGATCAAAAGGCATTATTCAAAGCTTTTCCTTTAGAGTGGTTGAAAAAAAATAAATTTACAACACAAAAACCAAACCTAAAAGAAATTTTTGATCCAACAATGAATAATGGTAAAGGTGGCTTTAGATATGAAAAAGCAAGTGCGATTGCAGCTAATCCAGAAAAATTCCAAAGCAAACCATTTAAAAAAACTAAGCCTGATTTAATAACAATGAAATCACCTGATGGTAAAGATATTGTTAGTTTAAATTTAGGTAATCCAGAAGATATTACTAAATTAGAAAATTTATTAGCAAAAAATTATACAGAGTTTGAACAAAAAGTATCAGCAACTGATGTTAGTGGTCTTAGCAAAAGTACAAAAACTAAAGTTGAAAAAGATATTAGAAGTAATGAAGTTTTACTTGGTCAGTTAGAAGCTACTGAAGTAATGTTTGAAGATGAGTTTTTAACCTATGGCGGAAAAATAAGATACCAAAAAATTAAGTTACTAGACAAAGCTGGTGTAAAGTTAAGCGATGATGATGCTGCTTATTTAAGAAGATATAGCACATGGGAGCAAGGTAACTTACAATATTTCAACCAATACAGAAAAGAAATCACTGGTGTTGCCGCTGGTGAAAAAGAAATTGCATGGTTAGAAGCTTCTATACCTAGTGCTAAAGATACTCCAGCTGCATATAGAGCTAAGATGAAAAATCAAATTAGAATTCAAAAAGAACTAATTGAAAAAGCTAAACAATTTAAAGCTGATGGCGGTAAAGTTTATGAAATTAACGACAAAGGTGAAAGAGTTTATTCTGAGGGATTTGGTAAATATTTAAAAAATAAAATAACTCCAAGTGGTGAATACTTAGATGAAATGTTTAAGTCATATAAAGTTGATTATCAATACTCACCAGAAAAAGCAATTGAACTTATGAACATACAATTCCCTAATCAAAACTGGGAAGAAATATTAGAAATGTATATCAAAGGTAAAACTAATAAGGGATTATAATGTCAAATTTTTTATCTAATTATTATAAGACTATTGAAGTTGAGAAAGAAGCAGAGAAACTTTTACCATCAGATCAAAAAAACATTAATACTGAGTTAGTAGAAAACCAAGATTTATCTACTTTGGAACAAGCTGTAGATCCTTTATTAAGTTTTTCTAATAAATTTGTTGGCAGTGCAGTACAAATAATAGATTTACCTTTTATGCTTTTAGATGCTGTTGATACTGGTAAAGATTTTGTATTTAAAAAAATAGCTACTGCATCTGGTATGTCAGAAGCTGACCAAAATGAAATTATAGAAAAAAGTAAATTACCAGTAGATGTTACTGAGTTTAGACCAGGCAAATATATTAACGATAATTTTTTAGGTGATGCTGCTAACTACGAAGCTAAAACAAATGTTGGTGCATTTACTGGTGCAATGGGTGAATATATGCCATTTGGATTACTTGCTAAAACACCAAAAGCTAAAACAGTTTTAATGAGTACTGGTGGTGCAAGTGGTTTGATAGATGAAACTGCTACACAAACTTTGCAAAGTGAGGGTATGGGTACTGGTGTTGGTGTTGCTAGTAATGTTATTTTAGATGTGCTTGCACTAAGAAAAGGTAATTTAGCTGGTGTAATTGAAAATGTTATACCAGATCAAAAGACAATAAATAACGCAAAAAAAATACAAAAAGATGCTAGAAAATATGGTCTTAATATTACTACTGGTGAGGCAACAGAATCTGCATCTATATTAAAATTAGAGGGTTCTACTAATGCAAACATTATTGGTAATAAAGTATTAGACTCACACTGGAAAAACAGACCACAAGAATTAAAAAATTATATTACTAATTGGGGTAAAGCTAATGGCTTATTGCCTGACTCAGGTTTAATTACAAGCAGCAGTATTAACGAACAAATCAAAAAAGTTGCTTTACAATTAGATCAACAAAGATCAAAAATGTGGCTTAAATCTGGTGGTGAAAACTTTAATAAAAGTTTCTTTGACTCACAATCTGTAGATAATGTAAAAATAGCATTATTAGAAGTTGCTGAAAAAGCACCTGATGATATTGCAAAATATTTGACAAGACAAGCTAACGCTATTGGAAAATCAAATGGTAAAGGCTCTGTGATAAATAAAATTTACCAAGATATAAGAGATGGTGGTATTCAATCAGCTAAAAACGAAAACTTTACTTCTGCAAAAAGTTATGAAGAAGCTAAAAACGTTTTAAAAGAATTATTAAAAACTAATAAAGATTGGGTAAAAGCTAATAATAAATACAAAGTATTTTCTGAAACTTTTGAAAAACCTTTAAGTAAAGGATCGGTAACAGAGTTGTTTAATGATCTTAAAAAAGGTAAGTGGATTGAAAGTGCTAAGACAAATGCAAATATTTATAAATATATTACATCACCAAATGTAAGATCAACAGATATACAAAAGTTAGCTACAGCTGTGAATAAAAGTGGTGTTAAGGGAGCTTGGGAAAATATAGCAAGTGATTTCTTTAACAATGCTTTTAACAAAGCAGCTATAGATAACATGAATAGAGGTCTAAATACTGGTACTAATTTTTATAATGCAATATTAAAAACACCTAGAAATAAAGAAAACTTTACTGAGGTAATGTATCAGTTAGCATTAACAACAAACAAAAATGTTAAAAAATCTGATGTTCAAAAAGCAGTAACTTCTTTTGCTAATGTTTTAAAAGCTAGTGGAGCTGGTGGTAAAGTAGGTTCTACAACTGCCACAAACATAGGTGCTAAAGAACAATTAAGTAAAACACCTTTAGATGTAATAGAGGGTATTGGATTTACTGGTATTAAAAAATGGTTTAGCGAAAGAGCATATAGTAAATCATCAACAGAAATTGCAGAAGCTCTTGTTAGTAAAGAGGGTATTGATGCTTTTATAGATTTAGCTCAAAATTGGAAAAATAAAAACAAAGCTGTTACTTTAATAAGAACTGTAACTATTGGCACAGATGAGTTGGAATAATGGCTACACAATCACAAAAAAATTCTAATGAGATAATTAAGCTACAAGGTGAGATAAAATTAATTCACAACAAGATAAGTACGATTAAAGACAATCACTTAGTTCACTTAGAGAAAAAGGTAGATAATGTTTATAGGTTTCTATGGGTGATAGCCACAATAAGTCTAAGTTCACTGTTAAACTTTCTAAGCAACATACTAAGCTAAGTACAAATATTAAAGGCACAATTGGTGAGTACCAAGAGATAGCAAACCTAACTAAAAAAGGTTATTGGGTTGCAAAAGCTTGTGATCCACAGTGTCCATTTGATTTAGTTGCAGTAAGTCAAACAGGACAAGTTACTTTGCTTGACATAAAAACAAACACTTATCGTAAGCACAAAAAATCGTACCGCAGAAAAATTTGGCGTACACCTACTGCTAAGCAAAAGAAACTAGGTATTAAAATTGTGATGGTAGATCATGGTAACGAATTATGAAGAATTTAAAATTATCTGAGAACACAGGAATCCAGCTCCCAGCTAAAAATTTAATCGCAATCGTAGCTGGTGCAATTTTAGCAACAGTTAGTTTTTTTGAGCTTGAAAATCGTATTGGTAGTTTAGAAACTAGCAGAGAATTATTTCAAGCTGATCTACTTAAAAAATCAGAACAGTTACCAACCGATCAAGAACAATTTATGTTGCTGGAACACATAGCATCACAAGTAGAGAATATTCAAAAAGAAATGGAAACAATGAGAAACAATAACGTAAATATAAATTACGCTATGAAAGATATAGAAAAAATTAAAGAAAGCTTAGAACAAGTGAAAGACAAAGTTAGAGCTAATGGGAGTCACTAATGGAACAAGTTGTTATAGCTTTACTTTTATTGGTTAATAATCAAATTACAGAGGCAAGATTGCAACCTGATTTAAGCTCATGTCTTAAAGGCAAACGCCAGGCTAGCAGAAATACATCAAGCAGTATTGAGTATAGATGTATAAAAACAAAAGCAGAATTAGAAAAAAACATAGATGGTTCATACTCTATTAAAAAACTTATTTTAGAGTAATGCGTAAATTAAATAAGAAACGTAACCCAGTTGCTAGGCAACTAAAACATTTTTCCAAAAAAATTATTAAGAGCAAAAAGTTATACGATAGAAAGAAATTACAAAATGATAGATAGAATTTTATACACATTTTTTGGTTGGCTAGATACATTTTCAGAACATTTAGACAGAGTATTTTTTCCAAAAACAAAAAGAAAAAAAAAGAAATGCAAAGATTGTAAATGTGATTGCCATTGCAAAGACGACTTGCACATAAACAAATTTGACCAGGAGCTTTGTAATTGTGAGGGTTGTCAGTGTTAGGAGAACAATATGAAAATATTAGAAAAAATTATCTTAGCAATAGAGTGTTTTTGCAGAAAAGTTTATTCAAAAGTTTGGTATTATAGGATTGTATTCACAACAAATCTAACAAGGAAAACTAATGTACGAAGAAGTAAAAGAAGAAATTAAACTTTGTGAGGGTTATGTAAATAAGATTTACAAATGCTCAGAGGGTTTTGATACTATATTTTATGGTCATAAGATTACACCTGATGATGAATATGAACATGGTATTGAATACACTAAACAAGAGGGTGAGCTTGTATTTGAAAGAGATTTCCAAAGAACACTAGAAGCTGCCGAAAGACTTATTGGTGATAGACCAATTAATAATACAGCTAAAGAAGTTATTATTAACATGGTGTACCAAATAGGTGAGGGTGGTGTATCTAAATTTAAGAATATGTGGAAAGCACTAGACACTGAAGATTATGGTGAAGCTAGTTTCCAAATGCTTGACAGTTTATGGGCAAA